CTTATGTGGTATCTTAATTGAAAAATTCTATTACGTTTCTTAATAAACGTACTTTCCCAACAAATAATTTAGGAAAAATGGCAACAAACAGAGACTTGCTTAAAGAAGCAATCGCAGATGCTAAAGCTGTTAAAGAAACTGCTATCGCAAATGCAAAAGCTGCTCTAGAAGAAGCCTTCACACCTCAATTGAAATCAATGTTCGCTGCAAAACTTCAAGAAATGGAACTCGACGAAGAGGAAAATGAAAGAGAAGGATTTGGAGACTTTGACACTAAAGACAATGCTGGATTCGGTAAAATGGATGCAAAAGCTTTAGATGAAGAAGATCTTGAAGAAGGAGGATACGATGAAGAATATCTAGACCCAGTTACCGGAAAACGTGTAACTGCTAAAGACGTTACTGAAACGGATCTTGATGAATACAGAGAACTTCAACCTACCGATCTTCCAAAAGGAATGAGTGGTATAAAAAAGGATGAAAAAGTTGATGAAATTGATTTAGAAGAGCTTTTACGCGAGCTAGAATTAGAAGAAGAGGATATGGGAGAAAATCTTTACGAAGCTGAAGGAGATAAAGATGACGATACAGATGTATCTGATGAAGATTCTGACGAAGGTGATGAAGAAGGTACTCCACTAGACCTCGAAGACATGACAGATGAAGATCTTAAATCTATGATCGAAGATGTTATCTCCGATATGATTAAATCAGGTGAACTTGAAGCTGGTCATGAAGGTATGGGTGATGAAGAAGGAATGGAAGTAAAAGATGAAGAAGTAGATTTAGCTGAATTACTACGCGAAATCGAAGAAATGGAAGATGTTGATTCATTAGAAGAAGCTAAAAAGAAAAAAGAGAAAGAAGAAAAAGAAAAAGAAGAAGACAAGAAAAAAATGAAAAAAGAACTTGACGAAGCTTATTCTGTAATTAAATCTCTTAAAGCTGAATTAAATGAAATTAACTTGTTAAATGCTAAACTTCTTTACACTAACAAAATCTTCAAAGCTAAAAATTTGAACGAAAGTCAAAAAGTGAAAGTGTTAAGTTCGTTTGACAAAGCTACTACAGTAGGTGAAGTAAAATTAGTATTTGAAACTTTAAACGAGGGAATTAAAGTTGCTAAAAATACAATTAAAGAAAACTTAGGTAGTGCTTCAAAATCAACAATTACACCAAACGTTAAAAAACCAATCGTTGAGTCAAACGATGCATTCTTACGTATGCAAAAATTGGCTGGAATAATTTAATTAACAATTTAAAACAAAAACAAACAAAATGTCAAGTATTAATTCTTTATTAGAAAGCTCGGCTGCTGGATGGAAAAACATGCAGAACGATGCTGCTCGTATGGCCTCTAAATGGGCTAAAACGGGATTATTAGAAGGATTGAATAGCGAAGTTGAGAAAAACAACATGGCTTTGATCCTCGAAAACCAAGCTAAACAACTTGTTGTTGAGCAATCTTCAACAAACTCAGGTGGTTCTACCTTTAACGCAAGTCAAGGTGAGCAATGGGCTGGTGTAGCTCTTCCATTGGTACGTAAAGTATTCGGTTCTTTATCATCTAAAGAATTCGTTTCTGTACAACCAATGAATTTGCCTTCTGGTCTAGTATTCTTCTTAGATTTCCAATATGGTGATACTAATGGTAAAGTTGCTCCTATCGGAAACTTTGGCCCTGGTGGTAATACTTATGCTGCTAGCTCATCTATGTATGGTAACACTAACCCAGGTGTTGCTAATGATCCGTCTCAAGGTTTATATGGTGCTGGTCGATTTGCTTACTCAATCAACCAATTTTCATCTTCAATGACTTCATCTGCTTCAGGTTCTGCTACTTGGGCAATGGTTGATTATGATGCAACTTTATCAGCTTCAATTGCTGGTGGTACTACTTATTCATATGTTACCGTAACAGCTCCAGCAAATGCTGATTTTAAAGGTGTTCGTGCATTTGTACTTACATCAGGATCTACTGTTACTGCAGCTAATATCCTTCCTCAATATACTGATACTAATGGATCTACTGTTACATTTGTATTTGCAGGAAATGCAACTAGTTTATCTCCTACTAGTTCTTATATTTTATACTACAACCTCCAACCAGTTGATAACAACCGAGGTGATTTTGAAGATAAATCAACTGCTGGATACGGTGGTTATCCAAACGCTAATAGCAATGATAACTCAAATGATCAATTAGCTATTCCACAAATCAATATCCAAATGAAATCTGAGGCTATTGTTGCTAAAACTCGTAAGTTGAAAGCACAATGGACACCAGAATTTGCTCAAGATTTGAATGCATACCAATCTTTGGATGCTGAAGCTGAATTAACTTCAATCATGAGTGAATACATTGCATTGGAAATTGACCTTGAAGTAATCGATATGTTGATCCAAGATGCTTCTGCATGGGATGAATATTGGTCAGCTAAAAACAATAACTACTTAAATGCAGGTAAAACAGCTTGGGCTACTGATGCTGGTTACTACAATACACAAGGTCAATGGTTCCAAACTTTAGGAACTAAAATGCAGAAAGTTTCTAACAAAATTCACCAAAAGACATTACGTGGTGGTGCAAACTTCATCGTAACTTCTCCTACTGTAGCAACTATCCTAGAATCAATCCCAGGATTTGCTTCATCTTCTGATGGTGATGTAACAAAAGCAAACTATGCATTTGGTATCCAAAAAGCTGGTCAAATGAACAACCGTTATACAGTTTACAAAAATCCTTACATGACTGAAAACTTAATGTTGATGGGTTATAGAGGATCTCAATTCCTTGAAACTGGTGCGGTATTTGCTCCATATGTACCTCTAATCATGACTCCATTAGTGTACGA